CGTTATACGTTGATAAAGAAAGTACCTATAAGGCTTAATTATGCAGAGAATTTTTAACAAAGATGGGTTTAATTGGTGGATTGGTGTTGTAGAGGATCGCATGGATCCTGAAAAGATGGGTCGATGCAGGGTACGTATTTACGGTTATCATACCGATAGTAAGATAATTCTACCAACTAAAGATCTACCTTGGGCAACACCTATACAGCCAATTACCTCAGCTGCAATTTCTGGTATTGGTTCATCCCCACTAGGGCCTGTTGAAGGTACATGGGTTATTGGGTTCTTCCTTGACGGTGAAGATATGCAGCAACCTGCTATCTTTGGTACCATTGCTACTAAAGCGGCTAAGAAAGCATTTTCAGTACAAGAAGAAAAACCTTCTGTTTCTAATCCTAATGATGGTATCCTCAAAGATAGCTCGGGTAACCCGGTAGTAGATGGACAGGGTGAACCTGTACGTTCAGGTACCCCTTCTGTAGAAGGATGGGAGTTAGGTCAGACTTCTGAGAAGTATGAATCTGGAGGAAAGGGTGCTGGTACTATTAATGCGTATAATGGAGGTGCCGGGGGTGACCTGGGTGGAGCATCTTATGGTACATATCAGCTAGCTTCTTTCCTTCCTGCTGTTATGACGACAGGTAAAGCAAGACCTTCAGCTAAAAATTCACCCGTAATTCAGTTTTTAAATACTTCTAAATTTAAAGATAAGTTTGCTGGTTTAGAGCCCGCCACCGCTGCCTTTGATGCTAAGTGGGTAGAGATTGCAAATACTTTTAAAGAGGCGTTTAAAAAAGAACAACACGATTACATCCAGAAAAAATATTATGATGTTGCGATAGCTAACTTACAGCGTCAGGGTTTAGATATGGTGAAATATGGACCCGCCGTTCAAGATTTAATCTGGTCAGGTGCTGTACAATTTGGTCCTGCAAATACAAGAGCATTTACAGAAGCATTAAGAGGTAAGAGTACCTTGACTGATAAAGACATTGTTACCTTAGTCAGTGAATGGAAAATTAACAATGTAGATACATTATTTAAATCTAGCTCAGAATCAATTAGAGCTGGTGTTAAGTCTCGCTATCAATCCGAAAAACAAGCTTTACTGAGTTTAATTAAATAATGGATCCATTAATTACAAAACAAATTCAAGGTGTTCTTGAGAATAATATCTTTAACAAGATTATTGCTCTTAACCTTAACATACCTAGTCCGGTTTTAAGAGCGATCATTTCAAGAGTAGCCGAAGTTGGGGCTGTAGATATTGTTAAACAAGTTACACAAAGCTCAAATAAACAACTTACAGATATACCTAAGAATATTATTGGTTCGGTAAACCCTGTTAATATTACTAACAACAATAACGGTCCAACACAAATTAGTAATAATATTGATGGTATTATTCAACAACAATTACTAGCTCAGACTACAGATAAACTTGTAACTAAACTACAGTCTCAATTAAGACTTTCTTTACCTACAGATAAACTAGGTATTATTAACTTTGATAATCTAGCTGCAAGCCTGGTACAGGGTATTACTCCAACAGTAGGTAAGACAATATCTACTGCTGTTAACAGCTTTGCTGATTCTATCTTTAACAAAGGTCAATTACCTAAAATAACTTCTAATAGTATTGAGTCACTATACAGCAGCTTGTCTCCAGAAGAAGCATTATCTAAAACAGATGAGATATTTGTATCGAGTGCTGCTAATAATGCACTATCAGAAGCTAAAAGCTTTGATATTAATTCAACAACAAATGCTGAAAAGTTAGAAGTATTAGATAAGGGATTTACAGATCCTAATGCAAATTATCCTACAAAAGAATACGCAGGTATTTCTGAGACTAATAAACTTGCTCAGGGTGACGTCAGGGGTACGATCGTTCAAGAAAAAAATAACAACCGAATGTTGGGTGCCAAGCTACCTGGTGGAGAGGCTTGGGATGAACCTGAATCAGCTTTTCGTGGAGCGTATCCCTACAATAAAGTAACCCAAACTGAATCCGGACATATTATCGAAGTAGATGATACCCCGGGTTCTGAGCGAATCCACATATACCATAGATCCGGTACTTACGTTGAAATTGACGCTAACGGTTCTATGGTAAAACGAACTAAAGGGTCTTCATATGAAATTATTGATCGAAATGGTAAGATATCTATCGCAGGGCGCGCAGACATTTCTGTTAACGGTGCTTGTAATATCTTTGTTGGTAATGATGCAAATATCGAAGTCGAGGGAGATGTAAACCTAACATGTCATAATGATATTACTGCTATGGCTGGGGGTACCTTAAATCTTTCTGCAACAGAAGAAGTCAATATTACAAGTAATAAGGTTAACATACAAGCATATAAAGATATGAATTTAAAGTCAAATGTTGATCTAAGATTATTTTCAGAAGAAATGCATTTTAAAGCTAATATTGACATGTATGCATCGGCAATAACTTTATATCAGAACACCAGTACCAGTTACCATCAGACGAGCGGTAGTTTGTATGAAAAAGTTGGTGGTAGTAGATTTGCAGAAGTAGAAAGCGCTATTCATAACAAAGCTGGTGGTGATATTAATAATGACGGTGATAATATCCATATGAACTCAGGTACTTCATCTGGCTCCCAGCCAAGTAAAGCAGCTAATGTTGCAGCTATTTCAAACATCGGTATTATGTCTGGTCGTAAAGATATTTCTGATAATAATAAAGATGATCCATTAGTTCTTTCTCTTGCCGATAGCCGTTCTATTGCATTGGAAGAAGAAACACAATCGTCTGATGATTATAATACTCAAAAGAATTTAATTATTAGTGAAGGTTTTGCAAACGCATCGGACCTAAATGAAACTCCAACAGCAACAGATAGCGCCTCAGTTCAATCGGAGCAAAGTAATTTTGTTGACCCAGATCCTAAATTAAAGTCTGTAACCCAACTTCCCGGTAACTATAACCTATCACCTAACTTTACAGTTGAGATGCTATCTAGTAAGGCTGCAGTTTCAAGAGATCTAATACGAGGACATGAAGGAGCAACGTATGGGGAGATCGTATATAATCTTCAAGCAGTTGCCCTTAATATCTTAGAACCTGTAAAGAAGATTTACCCTAATATGTTTGTTACCTCTGCGTTTAGAGACCCTGGAAATAGTTCTAATGCTAAGACCTCTCAACATCCTTTAGGTCAAGGGGTAGATATTCAGTTTAAAGGTATTACTAAAAAAGAATACTATGATATTGCAGCTAAACTAGCCAAGGTACTTAGGTATGATCAGTTAATTTTAGAGTATTGTAATTATACCAATAACCCTTGGATACATATATCTTTATCTGTAAAGAATAGAAGTCAAGTACTGACATTCTTTAATCATAAAACTCACTCTCAGGGTCTGACTCAGCTAGCATAATGGCAATAACCCTTTCAAGTTCTGGAGGAATTTCTGATCCGTATGTTGGATTAGACGGTGTTACAGAGGAATATACTTTTCCTAATGGCGCGCTTGAGGGTGTTGTCTATACAGATACTATAACTGTTACGCCGACTCCTTATGCATCAGTAGTCAGCTCCTCTGTAACATCAAGTACTTCATCAACAATTAATACCGCTCAAAGCAGTGTTTCGGGTAGTAGTACTTTAAATATTACATACGAAGCATTTAACGCCCCTACTAACACATTTGGTGGTATAAGTATCTCTGCATCCCCTACCCTTATAACTTTTGCAGGTACAATGGATGGTATCTTTAGTGATAAGTATATGAAATATATAGATCACAATAACAGTAATATAAGTGTTACTGTTACGAGTTTTGGGGATGTACCATCTCAAAATGCGGAAATATATTTGTATAAACCATCATTTATGAAGTATGTCTTTACGACATATAATATTACAGTAGTTTACTTAGATGCATTATCATTACCAATCACTGTTCAATATACTGTATTAAAAAGATTATTAAATGATTGGACAGCAGGCAAAAACGCATTAAAAGCAAAGGTAGCAGCACAATATGCCGGCGGTAACTAGAGTAGGAGATCTGTCAACAGGGCACGAAGGCTATCCCCCTTCTGCAGTTACTATTCCAAATAACAGCACAGTTTATGCTAACGGAATTTTAGTTGCTGTACAAGGCGGTAGTTTTGCTACTCACGTTAAACCCAAAAGTCCTCCACACGTTGAAGGTGCTGATCGAGTTATAACAGGAGGAAGCAGTACAGTATTTGTTGAAAGTAAGCCTGTTACAAGAATTGGGGACGATATAGCAGATGGAGATGCAAGCGCACAAGGTTCTCCAAATGTCTTTGCGGGATAAGGTATAAATATAAACATGGCTACACGAAATACCAGACAATATTCAGATTTTAATCTTCTTTTCACCTCTCACCCCGTAACTGGTGATGTGGCGAGAAAGAATGATGAGGAAGCTGTTAAGCAATCTCTTAGAAACTTAATTTCTACGAGACATTATGAGCGTCCTTTTCATCCTGAAATTGGCTGTCAGATACATGGTCTTTTATTTGAGAACTTTAACCCCGTGACTGCACAGGTTATGAAGAAGACTATTTTTGATACAATTAATAAGTTTGAGCCAAGAGTAACGATATTAGAAGTTAAACTGCGTGAAGAAGTAGATAATAATGAAATTGTTTGTGATATAATTTTTAGACTTAATAACTCTGATAGACCCATTACTTTAACAACCCTAATAACAAGAGTAAGATAATGTCTAACTTAAGAATCTCAGAACTTGATTTTGATCAGATCAAGACCAACCTAAAAACATTCTTGCAGGCGCAGTCTGAGTTTACTGACTATGACTTTGAAGGATCAGGTCTTTCTACACTGTTAGACGTTCTTGCATACAATACTCATTATAATGCTTATTTGGCGAATATGGTAGTTAATGAGATGTTTTTAGATTCAGCAGTTAAAAGATCTTCTGCTGTTTCTATTGCCAAGCACCTGGGTTATACCCCTGTATCGTCAAGAGGTTCTGTTGCAAATTTAGATATTGTTGTAACCAGCCCAACTAATCTTCCAGCATCTCTTACCATGGATCGCTATACTCCTTTCACATCTACAGTTGATGGGG